AATAAAGATATTGATTCAGCGTTAAATACAGTTAAAGGTAAAGCAAAAATTTCAGAAATAGCAATAAAAGAAACTCACCCAGCCCTTATGGCTAGTGGTGATTTAAAAACTAAATTTTCAGCACGAATTAAAACTTTCAAACAACATGCCAAGAAGTTTGTTCAATCAAAATCTAAAGTGGCCCCAGCAGGAGCATCGGAATTTGATTCCATGAAGAAGTGTTATATTGAGTCACTGGTTGAGATGAAATCATATGACAGTAAATACACTGCTAGGTGTATAGCTGTCCAACATGAATTTTATCTTACCCAGATACATTCATTATGCGCAGTTATAGCAACAACAGCCAAAAAATTAGCAGAGAAGTTTGCTGAGTGTAATTGCCCGAGAGATGCACTGGGAACAGCCAATCATACTGATGAGTGCGTTGTTAGTGTGAATAACCAATTTCCAATAACTTTTACAAGATATACTAAGAAATTGGATTTACATACTATAAATGTTACTCTTATTGATTTATTTAAGATGAATGACTGTTCCTTTGGCATTGATGGTGATGGTACAGATATAGTGACTTTTGTTTTGAAACCAACTGATTTGAATTTTACTACTAGTAATATTTCAAAATATTTGGTTAAAAAAGATAATCACTATGTCAACACTGAAAACATGGCTTTCATGGACCCAGGTCCGATGCGAAATGGATCACCCGACAATGTGTACGAAGCAAAGGGAATTGTGCAATTGACTGATAAATTTGCTTATGAGGCTAGTAGTTGTAGTAGTTGGTCAGATAAGGCAATAACAGTAGAGTTTCATGGTTTCGTTGTTAACAATCCAGAGAAGGGTGGTTTTAAACAATCGTGTGGTAGTATTTTGATAGATAAAACCACATGTTTAATTGTCGGTGTGATGAGTGCAACAACTGATACGAGTTTGTATTTCAACGCAATAAACTCAGAGGATATGGAAAAAGCTTATGAGTTGACTAACACGAGTTTAATAGATTGTGACGGGGTTAGAGTTATGTGTGTGCTTCCAGCTTATGAAACAGAAGAATTTTCGAAGGAATTTTGCAAAGATGATTTCGAAATTTTTAATGCGAAGAAAGAAGATGGAGACATACTTGTAGCTTTTAATTCAGTTAGAACGACGTTAAAACCGAGTGAGTGCAATGGAGTATTTATTGAAAATCAGAGAATACCAGCTCATTTGGCTCAACCGGATGGGAAAGGTAACTTGGATAAAGGAATGATTGCTTTTGTTAAGGGTATTGACCAATATCGTAGACACAAAGATTTTCCCGATGATCATATTGATTTGGCTTATATGGATATTAGTGAAATGTACAAAGCTAACTGTGTTAGTGATATGCCAGTAGTTTCGAAACGAACTGTTGAAGAAGCTATTTGTGGTATTCACACTAAGATAGGTAGAGTTGTAATGAGCACTAGTCCTGGCTTTCCTTATTGTTGCGACACGAGGACAAAGCGGAAAACGGATTTAGTCAAATTATCTGAAACTGAAGCAAAAATTGAATGGATACATGAAAAGTTTTTACAATCAATAGAAATGGAAGAAGAGATGATGGAAAGAGGAGAGAAACCATTAACAATTTTTCAGGCTTCATTGAAAGACGAAAGGCTAAAACCCGAGAAGGTTAAAAACCCAAGAATCATTCAGGGTAGTTCTTTTACATTAACGGCCAATACTAGAAGATACATGATGGATTTTAATTATGCTTTTCAGCTTAGTAGAAAAAATTTAGAGCATGCAGTAGGAATTAATGTTGAATCATTAGAATGGAATGAACTGGCTTTGGATTTAGTACAATTTTCACCATACATTTGTGTTGGAGATTATAGTAAATTCGGACCCAGGCTTAGTAGTAAATTCGTATTATATGCTTATAAAATAATCAACGATTGGTATAAGAAACATAATAGTCCCGATAAACATAATATCGCTAGAGAAGTTCTTGGCCGTAGAGCAATCGATTCTTTAAATATTTTTGGTCGCCACGTTGTTAAGGTCAAGTGTGGTAGCCCTTCAGGCGCAATTAATACAGTAATTATAAATTCTATTTGTAATTTGTTCTATATTAGATGCGCTTGGATTGGTATCATGCAAGAAGTAGAACCCACCATATCTGGTTTGCACCATTTCAAGAAATTCGTAAGGTTTTATTGTTATGGGGATGACGTGATCTTTTCGGTCAAACCAGAAGTTATTGAAATCTTTAACAACGTAACGATTTCAGAATATTTCAAGAAATTTGATGTCAAATACACCGACGTCACTAAAGGAGATAGTATGCGAAAATATTGTATGCTAGATGAAGCTTCCTTCCTCAAACGAGGTTTTGGCTATTTCACAGAGACTGCGATTAAACCCGGAGTCTACATTCCGACAGCCGATTACAAAGAAATTTTGGATATTTGTAATTGGGTTAGGAAACCAAAGGGCACGAAAACAGGTTCGGATATTTCTGTAATTTTACAGGAAGCAGCCATCTCAAATTGTGAAGATGCAATCCGTAAATCGTGGTTCTTGGGTAGAGTTGTTTTCAACGAGACTCAGGACATGATTCGAAGTTTTTGGGCTAATAGAAGTCCAATACGGATGCCGACTTTTTATACTTTCGAAGGTTTACAAACAGACTATGGTATTCCTCTCGATCATCGAGATGATAACTTTAGGACTGTATTTCCATCGAGCGAAAGTCGTCATGGACACCAACTTTCCACAGTGCCAAAACACAATGATAAGCCCCTTGATAAGGAAGTGATTACACAACCAAGTATCGAGCGAAGGATATCAATTGTGCCAGTAACGGAAAGAGTCGTCGATGCTTCAAGCATTTGCGCTCGGACCCGCATGACCCCAGATACAGAAGGTCGGAAAGTGGCCCGTACAGATCCAACTAGTTAGATTAGTTGTACTCAAGGCAAACGTCGTTTGGGTTAGAACCCCATAGATACGTCATAGTGGCCTTTAGTGAATCCGCATTCAACAACTCCGGTTGTTGTCTTAGATAGGCGCGGAG